TGGATGATCTCTTCCCAGTTGATTTCTCATTTTTATTGATGTATATCCTACCTTATATACCTCTTCTTCATGTAAAGATTTATAAATTGTTGTGTCTGTGCAATCAAATTGTTTAATATCTAGTATATCGTCAATATGTTTTGCAGAATAGTAAAAATAATCTTTGAAGGTATCTACTTTGGTGACAAATTTACCTTCGTCATTGTATCCAAATTGATACATTTTGTATAATCCTCTGTCAAATTTTGACGTTATTCTTGATAGTTTGAATGTGCTCATAGTTTAATTTTATATAGGTTAATATAATAAATTTATTTCAAATAAAAAAATTATATGTGAAAAGTTATTAACATTTTGTGGAGAAGGTGGGACTCGAACCCACGACTTCTACAGTGCAAGTGTAGCGCTCTAGCCAACTGAGCTACATCCCCAAAAATTAGATTGTATCATAGTACTGGCCAGTCTTAATAAGCATGTTGGCTTTCACCATTTCTTGCATTATTGCCCAGCTCTCTTTCCAATTACTGTCTAATCTAAGTCCATGGCCGCCTTCAGATATAATAACCTTTAACACTTGATCGTGTCGTATGGATGTTCCACCTAAAGATTCCATTATTCTTTTTATTAAATCTATTTGAGGTTGATTGAGAGTTATTTTTTTAGTTTTAGCCTTTTTGATTTGTTTTACTTGATCTGAAGGTTCTTCTTTAATCATTTTTACTTTACAAGTTTCTCCAACTAATACCTCTTCCATCTCTGTTTTTTCAAATAGTAGTTGAGGTTGGGCCTTTGGAGCTACCCTTGCAACCTTTCTCTTTTTAATTAAGTGAGGATTGCTTTTTAATCTACAGTATACAGAGTATTGGCAAAGACTTACTTCTGTTCCGTAAGACTTTAGCTCATTTTGCTCATCTTCAAATATTTTTATACCGTTTGAAGTAGTATAATTCCATAGTTCTTTATGGAACTCTATATCTAAAATTTCTTTTTGATTTTCTCTTATCCAAACTACTCTTTCACCTAATGGTACTTCCTTTTTAGATAGGCCTGGAAACATTAGTTCTAAAGTTTCACAAGCACCTGGTCCTGGCGCTACAAATTTTGAATCATGACTAAAGTTTAATTTTGGATTAACAGAGTTTGATGTTGAGCAATGATAACCGTAATAGTCTCCAATCATGTTTTCGCCTGTTAAGTATAAAAATCCTTCATAAAGGTTTTTTGCTTCTCTCATGCCTGTCATAACTGTTTTTTTAGGATTATATCCAGAAGGTCTATGCGTCCAAGATGCTATCCATTCTGAAACATTTGACCATGTTCCTTTATCGTCATGTCTTGCATTACCTAAATACCATTCATTAACAAATCTTCTACCTGCAGTTTGTATGCTTGTGTGAAGTTCAGTTGTACCCCATATTTTTTGTTTATTTTCTTTAGCTGCAACTGCAATTTTCCTAAGCTTTTTGGTGTATTCTCCAACATCACCTGTTTCTTTAAACTGTTGTTGCTCTTTTCCTAATAAAACAAAATCAATATGGGCTTTTTTATCATCATCAATGCCAGTTAAAACATTATGAACTCCTCTTGCCCCATAAAAATGAGATATAATAGTATTACCAATAACATTTTGCCATTTTAATCCAGGAACAGTAACAATATTTTCCATAATGTAAACCATTCTATCATCTGCAGTTATTGATGGGTGAAAATACTCCACCTCTAATCCAAGAGCAGGATCTGTTGGATTATATGACTCAACTATTCCTTTTTGGAACAAGGTTCTTCTATTAACCATTTTAACAAAATGTTCATAATCTTTTAATACTGCCCAATCAATAGAATTTCTTAAAGCTTGGTCTTTTATACTTCCGTTTGGTATTAAAATATTATTCATTTAAATCCTCAAGATGTCTTACATTTTCTTTTTCAGTAAAATCATGCGACACGTGAATTACTTTTCCATTCCAGCCTTTTTCTATTTCTGCTTTTTGTACCTCATCGTCTTCAAAGAAAAATTGTACATTAATATTTTCTTCATGCTTTAAAAACTTTAGTGTATTTGCTTTGTGTATTCCTGAAGTTTCTCTTCCTTTGTCGTTAAATGGTAATGGATTAAAATACACTTTATTTTTTATTCCATTTCTTAATAAAAATGCTTTTGTTTCTGGCTCTTCTTCATAACTTCGGCCAGTTATTATTACATCATTAGGTCCTGGACGTACTCCACAAATACCGTTTCCTAAGTGTATTACTCCATCAATATCAAATCCGTTTATGGTAATCATAATAGTCCTCCTTCTTCGTAAGACTTAAATATTTCATTTAGATTTTTCAAGTTTTGGTCACCATTGTCTTCGACTTCATATAAATCGTCCCATGACTTAGTCTTAGTATTAAAGTATATTATACTACCTTCGTTAGAGTTTTCTACAATACGTACAGTATACTTTGTATCGTTTAATTCTATATCTAGTTCTTTTGTTGAAGCCCAATAGACTTCACGTTCATTGGTTATTTCCATTATGATTTTGCTTTATTCATTTGCTTTGATGTAGAATCTGTTAACCTTCTATTGGCTAATTCAGTACATTCATAAACGGCGTCTGAAAACATCATTTGGTCTGGTGGAGTTTTTTGAGTAAACGCAGAAGGACCTCTTAATGCTCCTACAACTCCTAATTCTCTAGCAACTTTTAAATATCTAATTGCGTCTATTACTACTCCAGCTGAATTTGGACTATCTTGAACACTTAGCTGGGCGTCAAGTAATACCGGAGAACCACCAAAACCTTCAAGCTCTAATCTAAAGTTGGCAACCTTGTTGTCTCCATAAAAATGAATATATTCAGAAGGTCCTGCATGTAAAAATGAATCTTCTGTAGAAATATTTCTAATTTCGTTTTGAGCTCTAATAACATTTTCTTTAGAAATCTTTTTTGAAGCTAATCTAGTTTTATCTTCCATATTTAAAAAGTCTGTATTACCACCAACATTTCTTTGAATATGTGCCTTTACATGGTGACCTCTTTCAAACGCCAATTCTTGTAGCATTTGTGATAAAATACTTGCTCCAAATTGAGAACGCATATCATCTCCAATTAATGGAATACCGGCATCAATAAATCTTTGTTCCCATGCAGGATCTGATGCAATAAATACTGGAATGCAGTTTACAAAAGAAATTCCAGTTTCTAGACAAATTTCAGCCCAAAATTCTGTAGTTTTTTGAGAGCCAACAGGCAAATAATTAACAAGAACTTCTACGTCTCTTTTCTTTAGTTCTGCAATAATACTGTCTTTCCAAGTTCTTTCTAACTTGTTAGTCCAAGATACTCTATTCATATCTGTAGAGTTTCTAAGTTTTTCAGAAACTAAAAATCTATTTTCTTCAGGGTAATTATCCATCAAACCTGCATAACCATCAATAACTGGAGCCTCAAATACAGGCGCATTAGATTTAATAGTATCTACAATGCTCCAAGCACAATTTGGTTTTTGATGAAGTGCTTTGCCTAAACCTAATCCAGTTTTACGTTCGTCAATATCAAATCCTATTACGAATTCAACATCTCCAGCCAAATATCCTCCAATATCTGTTTTCATTACTCCAGTTGTTGCATCAGAATGTTCAGCATAATACTGTACACCTTCTACAAGTGATTTTGCGCAGTTTCCTACACCTATAATTCCTACTTTAATTTTACTACTTTTTGCCATTTTAATTCCTCTTTAATTGTTATTTTATATAATATAATAAATTTTTTTTAAACGGAAAAATTATTTCACTTTTATTTTCCCCAATATAAATACTAAGTTAGAATGAAAAAACTACACTTTTGTGGTATTTATTTTCACAATTATTTTCCATATCCCAACGGTAATATTCTCTGCTTAAATGTACACTTTTAGGTTTTTCCATTGCATCAAATGAAAGTTCTTCAAGATTATTTAATATGTTTGTTGGCCATGGAAGAGATTTCCATCCGTTTTCGTTACATACTAAATTTATCGTTTCATTGAATATGTTTACTGCCTCTGTTCTTTCTTGCCAAGATCCATAGAATGGAGTATCTTTATAATACCCTGTTTTTGGAAGTTTTCTGGTTTCATTTTCAATTGGCAATGCATGTACTAGCTCTATATTTTCTATGTCTAAAGTTTTGAGTTGTTCAGCCAAATACAACACCATTACTTTTATTGCCTTTTGCCAACCATCTTTTCTACAAATATGGTGCCGTATGTCTATGTTTCCAGCATAAAATGTTAAGTGGGTTAAGTCTTCTGTATTTATTCCAGATTTTTCTAGTATCTTTTCTTTAACTCCATCTCTTAGTATTGAAAATAAAGTTAAGCCGTCATTTCTACTTGTCATGTATCCTGGTTGATACATTGAAAAAGAATGGCTATCTCCAAAACATAGTTTAGTTGTTTTTTCTACTCTATCAAATTTTTCAGTTTTATCAACGGCTTTTTGTAATTCTTCTAAATCTATTATTTTTGCGTATGGAGAAGTAGAACTATTTTTAAGTCTTTTTGAAACCATATCTACTAAGTCTGGCATTTCGTGTTGAAGGCTTAATAATTTTCCAGGAAAACTTTCTAGTTGAATCATTTTTTTACAAAAGTCATCTCCTAATCCGCCAAATAAGTTAAGTGTTCCTTCATAACTTATACCCATATATAATATAATAGCGTCATAATCGTGAAGTTTTTCACCTTTATCTAAAATTGTTACGTTTGTATATCCTGCGTTTGTGCATTGGTTCATTACCTTGTGGGCCCAAGCTCCATTGTGGTTTGATATTCTTTTTGATATTGGCCCTGATAGTCCGTCAATACCTATTTTAATATCTTTGTTTTCTAGTTTATCTATTAATGTTGTCATGTTATTTTGTTCCTGATGAACCAAACTTACCTTCTCCTCTTGTAGATATTGATTCATATAAATTATTTTCTTCTACTATTTCTATACTTGGATCCCCTAATGGTAACAATACAAATTGTACAATTTTATCTCCAGGTTTAATATATACAGGAGATTCTCCAACGTTTGTTAAGTTTAAATGTACTTCTCCTTGGTATCCGCAGTCTACTACACAAGCTCCAACATGTAATTTCTTTTTTACAGCTACACCTGACTTATTAAATGCTATTAGTGCATAGCCTTCCGGTACATTTACTTTTACCCCAGAAGGTATAAGGCAAGATCTTTTTGGAAATATTTCTGTATCTCCAACATAATCATTTGGTATAAAAAAGTCTATTCCTGCGTCTGTTGAGTTTGCTCTGTTTGGAGTTTTTACGTCTCTTATTTTTGTTATTTTCATTTCTTTTTCTCCTTAATATAGTTATCTAAACCGCCTAAATAAGCTACACAGTCTAGCAAATTATCTTCTCTATAGTTATAAGAATGCCTAGATAGTTTTAATGCTACTAATGCGGCATACATATCTTCAGCTTCAAAGTCTTTACCAGTCATGCCGCTGGCTATTTTTGCAGCACGTTCCATACCTTCACTAAATGGTCCGTATTTTCTTTCTTTTTCTTCTGATCTATTATGAATTATTTCGTCAGCCCTTTTAAGTATTGATTCTTTCTTTTTCATATAAATAATTTTTTTATTTGTTTGTTTGTAAAATCTACTAATTCTAATTTTTCCATACTTTTTTGAGGTAAAAATATCTTTTCTCTGTCTATGTAGTCTATCGTTACTTCGGGTTTTAGTATCCATTGCTCATTAAATTCAGGTTGAACTTGTTTTGATGCATCCATTAGTATATTGTCTCTCATCTTATAATGCATTTCATATAAGTGTAAACTACCTGCTTGGTGATAGTAAGAACCTAGTTTTAGGTCTGGATATATTTCTCTTAGTTCATTTAACATTAGTTGTTGAAATAGTGCAAAATTAAATATGTCGTTACACATACCAAATATAATATCATTACTTCGCATGTTAACGCCTAAGTGTAA